CTGTAGCACGTGCATACTTTTGTGCTTGCTGTGCTCCAGCTGAATTATATGGAAATGTTCTTGTTCCTACTTTTGCCATTATTGACTCCTCTTTATAGCTGCTGCTGTAGGTGCACCTTTTGCACCTTTCTTTCTCATGGTTTCACCACGTTTTCTTTTTTGGTGAATGTTATACCACAATCCTTTTTTAGCTGTTTTACCTTCTTTTGTTACGTGTGTACCTTTTGTAGCAGATCCACCTTTTGCCATGCCTTTTTTCTTAGACATAGATTTTGCGATAGCTCTGGACCTAGCTGCTTCCCAAGGTTCAATTTTTTTATTTTTATTAATGTCAGCTTTTTTTGACATTGGTTTTTTCATAGCTTTTTTCATATCTTCTCCTAGTGCAGTGTTGGTTTTTCAACCGGTTTAAACATTTTTATAACTTCTTCTTGAAAATTAAAACTCTCAGCTACTGCTATGAACATTTGTTGTGTTTGTTCTGGACCTAAAGCCCTTTCATACATGTTTCTAGTAACAGCCATTAACGCACCACAAACTTGAAGATAATCCTTTTCTGAACTTATCTCACTGTGTGCTAATTCTTCTACCTTTTGCATCACTGTGCTAAGTTTGTCCATTAGTTTTTTTGGATCTACTTCCATTACTCCTCACTTTCGATGCTTTTTCAGCTGCTTGATTTTTCATAGCCTCCCTTGTGTTAGCCATGTTTTCTTTAAGAAGTGCCATTGCTTCTGTCGAATCTTCTTTATTAACATCAGCCGCAACTTTCATCAAGTTAATACTTGTATCAGCTTCCAGCTTATCTCTTTCAAGATCCATCTTTTCACCTTCTACCATCATATCTTTTTGTAGTTGCATCTGTGTTTGCATAGCTTTTAGATCAATTTCTTGTTGTTTAAGTTTAACAAGTGGATCTTGTGCTTCTCTGCTTATTCTAGCCTCTTCATCAGCAGCCAATTGTTTAATCATTTGTGCTTCCATTTTTGCTTGTTCGGATGCTTGTTGATTTACCAATTGATCTTGTTGCTGTTGTAATTGTTGCATTGCTTGAGGGTTTTGTTGTGCCTGTTGCATTGCTTGTTGTAACTGTTCAAATTGCGGTTTAAATTTTTCTTGTATTTGTTCTCCTGCAACTAAAGAAATATGTTCGCACACGTGTGCTTGCAACATTGCATATAATTGCGGATTAATTTGTACCATACGCGTAAACATAAATTCAGCATGTGCTTCTATATGTGCCATATGATCTTGCATTGGAAATGATTTAGGTTGTTGACCACGCATAGCACCTGCATTTTCCATGGCTGGACTCATAGGTTCTGGCATCTCTGGATCTGGTTTTAATATAGCTGTTACATTATCCACACCCATAGCATCATACATTCTTCTATATGCTTCACGTAAATTATGTAATTGTGGTGCAGCTGTAGCTAATTGTAATTGTTGTTGTGCTAACGTAACACGTTGCGCCATAGAAAATATATTAGGATCAGAAACTGGAATAACATCAACACGCTCATCAAAATCTGTTTGTTTTATTTGTTGGTTACCACCCACTACCATGTAAGGATATTGCGGAGGTAAATATATTTGGAATACTTTTGCAAGTAATTTAAATTCTATTTTCTGTGCATAGTGTAATCTTTTATGTATTGCACTCATCACTTTTGTTCCACGCTCTATCAACGCTAGTGTAGTTCCAACAGGATTTTGTTCATTACCTTCACCCATTTTCATATCTGCAATAGCTGCAAAAGATTTACCTGCATCAACAGCAAAACCTAACAATTGAAACAATACACCTGATGGTTCTTTGTATGGAAGCATCATTAGTGATTCTTTAATAGATTGTCCTGTTACATCCACATCCCTAAACTCGCCTGGTTGTAAAGGTTCATCATGATCGCGTATACGCATACCACGTGCTTTAAAACCTGCTGGTAAGTTAGCAAGAGTACCTGCATCAATTAATTGTCGCAAAGCACTTGTTGCAGTTCTTGATAACCCACCAAGCATGTGTATTAGGCCAAATCCATAGAAGCCTAATCCTGGGAGGAACTTGTAATGTACAAAATAGTTATTCTTCATAAAGTTTGGATCACCTTCTTTATAATTTCTTTTTATTGATAAAATTTCTTGTGAGTATTGATCAATAGAAACAATATAAGGAAGTTTAACACCAGTTTCATCTTCAAATCCTGGTACGTCTGCATTAATATGCATTTCTAGTATTATGTGTTCTTCATCACCGGATGCGTAATTTTTTTCTGATCCGTGTAATTCATCCACCTTATCTACAATGTCGTTTGATTCAACTTCGCCTGTTGCTAATTCTATATCACGGTAAAATCCTTGTAATTGTTGTTTACGAACATCATTACCACTAGTTTTAATTACGTGTGTTATGCGATCAGCACTTTCTATATCTGTTGCCATGTAATTAATAACAAGATCTTCACCTGCAACAAATTTAGCACAAGCACGTTTCATCAATCCATCATAGTAAACTTTTTTAAATGCAGAGCCACATAGTGGTAAATAAAATAATAATTGGTCCATATCTGGATCGTATTCCTGCATTACTTCTGTTATTTGGTAGTTCATAAATTCTTGAACACGTCTAGCCTGATCTTCTACTTCAGGTGTTGACATTCCAATAACTTGAGTTCGTACGGGGCCGCTTGGGGGGAGAAGTTCCTTATACGCTTGGGCTTGAAACTGTGTAACAGATTCAGCTAATAAGGGGTGTACGACCCCGGACGCTCCTTCGAACGGTTGCACGCGGTCTTCATATTTGAAGCCTAGCATATCAAGGCCTTTGATATAGGTATCTTCCCAATCTTTCCTTGAGTCTTTATCCGATTCGAATTCAGCTAGTAGATCACTTGCAAATCTACTTAATTCATTTTCATCTATATATTCTGATAAATTAGCGTTGTGTGGTACTTGTGATAAATCAATTGGAGCATCAGGATCTGTGTTAATTTCTGCGCCACCATCATCTAGTAATTCTACATCCGGTTCAAAGGCAACATTTTTTTGATCTAATTGTACTTCTTCACCAGTAGGTTCTATTTCTAGTGCCCCTGTTAATGCTTCTAGTGCTTTATCTATGTTATTTTTATCTTCAGCCATTGACAGCTATTCCCCCTCTTTGATATGCCGGTAAACCGCGTGCAATTTTTGCAGCAGCTTCTGGATTATCTTTCAATAAAATCATTGGAATCTCCCATCCCCTATTTTTATCGTCTATTATAGATGTTTTTAAATATTTTGCACCACTTTTTTTCGCTGCTTTTTTCATAGCACCTTCTGCCATTGGTCCATATGCGGCGATGTTTCCACCAAAGTCTCTACTTCCTGGATTTAAGCTTCTATTTTTAATTGCACTACTAGATATGGATATACCATCATATCCACCTTCTTGTGCTGTACGTAATGCATATTTCATAACAAATTCATTGTAATCTTCTGTTTTAGCGTACGGTCCTTGCGGTACACCACTGTGCTCGCCTTCTTGCGCTTTAGCTCGTTTATCCGCAATAATTTTTCTTACCTTAGCACGTTCACGGTTTAATCTTGCAATTCTAGTTGCCATTTGTGGTGTTTGAGGCTGTGCTAATAAATCTTCTATTTTAGATTGTATAAGCATCATTTGTTGTTCATTAGCATTATCTACTTCTTTTACTAAATCACCACGTGGTGCGTATTTAGATTTTTTTAAATCATCTTTGTATGCACGTTGGTTTGTTTGTCCTTCCGCTTGCGCTTTTTTAACTCGTCTTGCTGCAGCGTTTATTGGTTGGTGCATATCTGATTGTACTTCTTCTATATGTAATAATCTTCTTCCAAACTCATCTGTTCTATCGGATGTACGCATGTGTACAAATCCACCCATTCTATCACTTTGATCTAAATTAAAATCATGTGCGTATTTATATTCTGGTTCTATTGCACGCGGCGATCCTGCAGGTTGTTTATAACTAAATAAAAACTCACGGTAATTTTCACCACCACCTAGTGTTTGTGTGCCCTCGTGTGCTGGATTTCTTTTATATTTTTTAAAACCAGCGGCTCTTGTGCCTGCAACTTGCTGCATGCTTTGAAGTGGTGCTTTTAATTCAAAAGGAAATCTTTGTGGAAACCCTTCTGTCATAACATTCTTAACACCAAAGTTTTTCTCCACTAAATCATCTACCTTTTTAATGGCACCTCGTATCTCATCTACTTTTCCACCTTCCATTGCAGTGTTAAATGAATCTAAATTGTTTTTAAGTCCTTGCAGCGTATTTTTAACTGGTCCTGGTCTGTAACCTTGTAAATCTATTTTTTGTAATTTTCTTGCTAGAGATCTTAAATCTTTTGTACTTTGTGAGCCAAGCACGGTTACATCAAGTTGTGGTGCTAATGTATTATCAAAGTCTTTTACTAGTTGTTCTTTAGCCATTGGCTTTTTAGCATTTCTTGATAAGAAGGTTGATAGTGATGTATCGTTTAATTCCATATCCTTAATAGGATTAAAGTTTCTTGTAGGTCGTTTTAAATAATCTAACCATTGCTGCCCTGTCATTGTTTCCATAGGTGAGCCTATAATCTTCTCACGTGAGTTCCAATACATTGCACCTGGTTGTTCTGGCGGTATTTCTTTACCCACCATGCCAAGATTTACTTCTGGTGCGCCTTCGCTTACACCTTCTGCTGTCTTAGGTGGACGTTTACCAAAAACTCTAAAAGTTGTTGCGTCTTGTGTCTTAAAACCTTCAACCATTTCTTTTAAAGCATCCTGTGCTTCTTTAAGAGTTTTAAAATCTCTATCTAGTACTCTTGCTCCACTATCATTTGTTATTGTGTAAGGTCCTTCTGGTGGTGTGTACAGATCAGTCCTAACTCTAGCTAAATCTGGACCTAAATCTGGACCAGCTATTTTAGGTTTAAAGTCTGTTAACTTACCTAGTACCTTTGGTGCGAATTTTTTGACTAGTCCACCACCCACAAAACTTTGTGGATTAGCACGGATCATTGCTACTGCATCGTCGACAGAAAATTTTTCTGCAATGCCACCTTTGTTATAAAGTTTCATAACTTTATCATAATACGTTGGAAGATAATAATCTCCTGCTTCTACATTTCCTGTTCCGTAAAACAAAGCTGATATTGCTTTTTA